TTCAAAAATAGAATTATCGAACCGTTACATTCTCGGTGCTCTGTCATAGATTTTAAGATCAACAAGAAAGCGACAGCGAAGCTAGCAGCTCAGTTCTTTAAGCGCTGCTGCACAATACTCGAACAGGAAGGAATAACATATGACAAAGCGGTCGTTGCAGAAGTTATCAACAAACATTTTCCAGACTGGCGCCGGGTACTTAACGAGCTGCAAAGATATTCTGCTACTGGCAGCATTGATTCTGGTATTCTTGCCAATCTTAAAGAGACTTCCATCAAGCAGCTCATTGAGCTTCTAAAGGATAAAAACTTCACAGAGGTTCGTAAGTGGGTCGTAGAGAATCTAGACTACAACGTCAATGAGCTTTTTCGTAAGTTGTATGACACGTCTTCAGAATATCTAAAGCCAAACGAGGTTCCTGCATTTATCCTTCTTATCAGCCGGTATCAGTATCAGGCCGCGTTTGTCGCAGATCAAGAGATCAACCTGATGGCGTTCTTCGCTCAGGTGATGCTTGAAGGATTCTACGCATGAACCCGTTCGACATAATTAACGATATATCATACGCTAAGAGATACATACTAGAAGATGATAAAGATTATATACCATATATAGTCAATAACCACTTCTCATACTTTGGTGATTCCATATTCTTTGCAAACCAGATGAATATGAAATCAAATCTTGATAAGAGGCTGCAGCACGATTACTACTTTCACTCGCTCCGTAAGAGTAAGAGAAAGACAAAGTGGGCAAAGAAAGAAAAGTCTGATATCTTAGAGTGTGTGCAGAAATACTATAACTATGGACCTGATCAGGCCAAAGAGGCAATTAGGCTGTTAACTAAGAAACAGATAGACTATATTGTAGACAAAGTAACTCCAAAGGATTAATTCTTATGAATTATAAATAATCAGTGCATAATAATAAGAAAAGGTTTAACTATGAACAATATTTTAGAATCTCTAGTAGAGGTAAAGATCGATGGAGAAGAGTCCTTCTTAAAGATCAAAGAGACCCTCACTAGAATTGGCGTGGCTTCTCGGAAAGAGAATAAACTCTATCAATCTTGCCATATCTTCCATAAACAAGGACACTATTACATAGTACACTTTAAGGAAATGTTTATCATCGACGGAAAGCCGTCAAACTTCTCAGAAGAAGATATGGGTCGTAGAAATAAGATCGCAGAACTACTTCAGGACTGGGGCCTATTAACGGTGCTAGACGAAGAAAAGATCAAGTCTCCACTGGCTCCTATGAATCAGATTAAAGTATTAAACTATAAAGAAAAGAATGAATGGACTCTAGAAGCTAAGTATCAAATAGGTCGTAAACGAGTGAACTAATGGAGAAACTATATTATGTTTGGATTTACAGTGAAGAAGAAAGTAGAGACTCCTGCGGAGCAGAAGCTCGAAGAAATTAAGAATATCCTGTTTCCACCTTCTGAGACAAAAGAAGTACCAGATAAAGAATCAGGTGAGATGTTGAAGTATCAGGTGGACTACACCATCGATATGAATCTAGATTCAGCCTTGTATGATATCAGAGAGGGTTACGCAGACGCCCCGGTTCAGAATACTATCCAAGACGCGATAGACAGACTAATTAAGATTAGAAAGATTCTTGAAGCCGATATGGAGCTAGACCCAGAAGCCAACTACATCATAGTAGACAACAAGTACCAAGAACACGATATCCAAGCCTCGGAAGATAATAGTTGACAAAATCTATAGATATGGTATAATATATCTATAGATTGGAGATCGACATGTCTATGCACCTCTTAGGTCCTTGGTATACCACCACAAATACTAAGAAACGCGGCAAGAAATCTAACACGTCTAAAGCTCTAGTATCTAAGCACGACCAGTGGCTTCTTAAGAACGGCGTGCACCCAGAGCAAATCAAATTAAAAAAATCAGTTGACAAGAACTGGAAAACAGATTATAATGAATCTATGAAGGTTGATCGTAGCGGTTATGTTTCCGCAGGTCTGTCAGGTTCTAAGTCTGCCTGCGCCAAGCGTGGCGTTATGGCCAACCTTCATAAAGAAAAGCCTGAAGTCAGAGAGGCTATATTAGAGAAAGCGTCACGCGTGATGCCGCTCTATAACAAAGGTGGTTTGCAGCTACTATCACCTTCTGACGATCTAACTAAAATTGGTACCCTATCTCGTAGGGGTTGAATATAAGATGGAGAAATGAATGACGACTAAGACTAATGCACTAGTTAATGCACTCAAGAATGGTGAAGAACTTACTTCGGCTCAGATTCGTTCGCGCTTTGGTATCGCTAACGTAACTGCGGCTATTCACTATATTCGTTCGAACCTAGGTTACGCCGTGTATCTAAACGAACGCAAGAACTCAAAGGGTGAGACGCTTACTAAGTATCGCATTGGTACGCCTTCACGCAAGGTCGTTGCGGCTGGTTATCGCGCTCTGACTGCTGGTTTCTAATAATATATATAGTTGAGGCAGCTTCGGTTGCCTCAACATACTTTAAATATTTTTTAAGAGATTATTATGGGTTGGCCTACAAGGTATAGATGTAGAAAATGCACGAGATCTACTAGCAACTATCCAATATTTTGTGATAAAAAAGATTGCCCAGTAAAGCATGATTGGCTGCAAGATAATGTGTTTGGTTTGGTATTGTCAATTGTTTTGATAATCGGTTGGTTTGCTTTTTGGGGCTACGCCATGTTTGGCTCTAGATAGCATGTTAGTTTATTTCCCGATAGCTCAGTTGGTAGAGTAGGTGACTGTTAATCACTTGGTCCTTGGTTCGAGTCCAAGTCGGGGAGCCACTAAAAGAGTAATTTACTTTTACTCAAGATGTTGTATAATAAGGTTAGTCGCTCAATAGACTCGCGTGAGTCCATGGTTAGCTCACAATTAACTGGAGAAAGACTATGAAAAAGAAAGTTATCGCACTACTCACAGTCATTGGTATCTCAATCGCGGCGATCTCACCAGCTAGTGCTTGGTATCGCGGAGGCTGGGGTGGTGGCTACTATGGCGGATACGGCTATGGCGGTTACGGTGCCGCACTAGGTATCGGCGCTGGTGCCGCACTGCTAGGTGGTATTATCGGCGGCGCGATCGCTAACGGTGGTGGCTACTATGGTGGTTACTATCCTTATGGCGGCAGTTACTACGGTCCTTATGGCCGTCCTATCTATGGTTATCCTTATGGTGGCTACTACGGGTGGTAAGATGAAAAAGTTATTCTTGACTGCGTTCTCTATTCTAGCTCTGACCTCTGCGGCTAGCGCTAATGGAGATCTAATGATCGATCCAGATATTGGTCAATACAACTACATCGACAATCGTCGAGTCGTAGAGCGTAAGACTATAGTTAAGAATAGGACAATCGTAAAACAAGTGCCGGTACCAGTTCCAGTACCACAACCTTATCCAGTTCCGGCACCAGTCGTCGCAGTACCAGCATCAGCGATGCCAGGATATATTCCACGTTGTCGCATGCAGAGGGCGCAGCCTCTAGTAGATCCTGTGTATGGTACTGTAGTAGACTATATGTATGTAAGAGTTTGTTTTTAAGAGTAAGCTGCTGTAGCTCAGCTGGCAGAGCAAGGCATTAGTAATGCCTAGGTCGGGAGTTCGAATCTCTCCAGCAGCACCACTCCTCAAAGGATATATCATGAATGAAGATCTTCTACGCAGGCAGGCAATATTTCGAATGGTCGTGTTCGTTCTTTTAATGATGACGATTGGTTTTATCGCCGGTGATTTAAACATGCTAGATGGTGGTAATTAATGGCGCAGCTGCTGATGTGCAGTCCGGACCTATTTGGTGTGGACTATGTGATTAACCCATGGATGGAAGATCAAATCGGAAACGTAAATTCTGATAAGGCCTTGTCACAGTGGACAGATCTATATAATGCACTCAGCAGGGTCGCCGTCGTTAGACTCATAGATCCGGTACCGGGTCTACCGGACATGGTGTTCACCGCCAACGCCGGTCTAGTAGTGAACAACAAGTTTTTTCTCTCTAGATTTGCGCACAGCCAGAGACAGAAAGAAGAGAAGTATTTTAGAGAATGGTTCCTGAAGAACGGCTGGAACGTAATAGAGCAGGGCAAACACAACTTCGAGGGTGAGGGAGACTGTCTAAGAGACAAAGAATATCCTTATCAATATATCTCACACGGCTTCAGAACTCGTCAAGAGTTTCACGGCGTGCTTAGTTCTTTTGATATAGACAACATGCCTCTAAAGCTAGTGGACCCGCGTTTCTATCATCTAGACACGTGTTTCTGCCCGCTGAATAACGGCGAAGTGCTGTATTATCCAGAAGCCTTCGATGAGAATAGCAGAAAATTTATCACGAATAACTTTGATACTGCTGTAGATGTCACTGAAGAAGAGGCATTGACTTTCTGCTGCAACGCGGTAGTAGTCGGTGAAAACATATTCATGCCTAAGTGTAAGCCTGTAGCAAATATACTAAGAAACACGCTGAACTATACCGTCCATGAGTTTGACATGTCAGAATTCATGAAGTCTGGCGGCGCATGTAAGTGCCTGGTACTGCATCTGGACTAATGATTACTTCCAAAGATAAGAAGCATATGGCCTTCGTAAGAAGACTAGCCATAGATAACGTCGACTCGCAGACTAGAGCAAAACTCGCTGCGTGCATAGTCGTTCGTAACGATATAATATCTATTGGCCAGAATTCTTATAAGTCTCACCCACTCCAGAAGAGATTCTCAAAGCACATAGAGTCTATATTTAAGCACGCGGAGGTAGACTGTATTATCAACGCTCTTAGACATGTCGATGCCGATAAGTTGTGTAAAGCTACTCTTTACGTTTATAGAGTTAAAAGACGTTCAAAAGACTCGATTGACTGGGTAGATGGTTACTCTGAGCCGTGTCCCGGCTGTAAGCAGGCCATAAGTCATTTTAAAATTAAAAAAGTAATATTTTCTACCGACGAGGATAGAAAATTTATTAGTATAAATAGCATATCCACGTGAAGTGGTTTTATCATCTAAGGAGATAATATTATGTTAAATGGTTATAAGACATATATTGTTGCCACACTAATCGCAGTTTTTGGTGTTCTTGCACAGTATGACTGGAATGGTTTTCTTAACGATCCAAAAGCCGGTTGGGTAGCTCTTGCGTCTGCCGTGATCATGGCAATCATGAGATCGATCACTCAGATCACCACTGTCAAAGAAGCGTTATATACCGACCCACCAAAGCCAAATCCAAAACCAGTTATAAAAAAGAAATAAATGACCCAATATATTGTAAACAATCTATCGGAGCATAAAGGTGCTCTTCATATTCCATCTGGCTCAGTAACAATGAGCCAGATCATTCAGGCGTTAGAACTTGTAAAAGATATTGATTGGTCTAGTTTAGTAAAAATAATCGAAAATAAAGACGAACAGCTGGCTGTATTAACTACGGCAGAAGATGTAGCGAAGATTATCGCTCCATTTGTACCACAAGCCGCTTTAGCGGTTGGTGTTATAGAATTTCTAATATTTTTATCTAAACACACGCATCCCGCTCAACCATACGATGTTCCTGGATATCATTGGGATATGCTATATGGTTGGGTTCCAAATAATCAAGGAGAATGAGATGAGAAAATATATTGCACTACTAACAGCAGGTGCTTTAGGACTGGCAGTTGCTGGTTGTAATGCGCCCTCAACCGGCACAGTCATATCAACGACCACAACTGTCGTTAATGACGTCGCCGCTGTCACAAAGACTGCTTGTGGATTTGTTCCTGCTGCAACTACGATCGCTCAAGTTCTAAATGCATCTTCAACAGTTCTAACTGCAGCTCAAATTGCACAGATAATCTGCCAGGCTGTTAATGCCACTCCAACTACCACGAAAGCAGCAAGTAAAGCAATTAGTCCTATTCTACTAGAAGTAGATGGTAGAGTTGTTGTCGTGAATGGTTATTTCACAAAATAATTTTTATATAAATAGTATTAACAAGGCCGACTCCTCTGATCAAAAGATCAAGAGTCGGTTTTCTTTTTGTATAAATAGTAGGCAGCGTGCGCCTTAAACTTGTCTCTGTTGAATAGATTATGCTCATTCAACAGAGAAAGGGAAGATGAAAACTAAGATAAGCCATTTCTTCGGCAATCAAGAAGATCTAGACTTACAGATTATCAAACTATCGCTTGACCTAGAAACATCAAAAGAATCAGAAGCCCTTGATAAAGGCTGGCTGGTGTATGATAATGTATGGTATACTTGCAGATCGTCTAGAATAAATGTCGATGAATATATAAATCAGATTAATTCTTCTAGTTCAAAGAAGAAAGTAAAGAATTACTCTTTTGAATATAAAGATAAGTTTATAATAGATGATTCTGTTCTAAAAGTATATAATAGGTTTTTAGAGATTAAGAAGTTTAAAAAGTTCTATCCATTAGAAACAGATATGGAAAGAAGTTCTGGGGTATTCGTATATAATAAAGATAAAGAACTAGTGGCATACACCAAGATGGTAAAGTATGACGGTGGTATCGAGAGTCAATTTACTGTATGGGATTATTCTGAGCCAAAAGCTTCTATAGGCAAATATCTAGTAGACTATGAGATAGAAGCAACTAGAGCGCTTGGGCATAAATATCTTTATATCGGGCCGGTATATGGAATGAACTCTATCTATAAAATGAACTTTAGCGGGTTCGAATGGTGGGATGGAGAGAACTGGTCAAAAGATGAGCATGAGTTGTTTAGTATTTTAGAAAGAGATTCTAACATTAATACATTAGAAGAGTTGAGTAATGCATTCATTCAAGATTCACAAGTATGTAAATGATCCTAAGTTCAAGCAGCGTATGGCAGAAAAAGTCAACATAGATAGAAATCATGACGTGCCATACGTTGCTGGTTATTCAAAGGATGGTAAGACTATCTTCGTGGATCGTCATCTATTAAAGATGAAAGACGAGCATGATATTGAGCCTTATCTCTTAGTTCATGAGAAGACAGAGAAAGCGCTTATAGATCTATTTGGATTAGACTATCAGCACGCCCATCATATAGCTATGGAGCAGGAAAAAGAAGCTGTAGCTAAAGGTGGGCTGGAGTGGAGTGCGTACGAGAAGCACTATAATAAGTTCATAAAGGGATGTTCACACGAGAAACTTCAAAAGGTGTCATCCAGTCTTGACATGACACCTTATAAAGATGAGAAAGACTTTAATCTTCTCAGAGATATGGAAAAGCACGAAGTTAAGTAGTAAATATTTCTATTACTCTTGCGACATAATCAGATCTATTTTTAACAAACAGCTGTGGTTCTTCATGATCTACAGCTATCATTATTGCTATCTGTGGAATCGCAATCTTATACATCCATTCGAACATCATAGAATAGACGGTAGTCTGGAGAAAGTAGGACTCGATCCACTCTTCTTTCTTTAGTTTGCGAGACGTCTTAAAGTCTATAACTGAAGGCACCCCGTCGAACTCTGCGATGAGATCGCACCTTCCCGCCGTCTTCAACACTTTAGAATACAGCGGTAGTTCTATACCGAGAAGGTTATCAACATGCTTATCAAGAAGATGTTTAATAGAATGGAAAGCGTCCACACCAGAAGGCATTCCTCCCTTGATATAATCTTCTTCATTGAGTACGTATCTCTCAGCCATGGAGTGGACTGAGGTACCACGTCTAGCCGCTTGTGTGGAAATCTTATTAGCTTGCTCTTCTCCAACTCTCTTCCTCCATTCTAAAAGACCAGTCTTATCGAGCTTTTCACCTAAAACTGTAGTCACCGAACGAAATTTACTTCCGTCCGGTAACACATAGAATCTTCCATTATCAGTGTTCTCTGTAGTTAGACTTACTTCAGGAACTAAGTTATGCTTGAATATCTTTCTGGTACCCATTAATCACCGTATATTTCGCATCCATTCTAGCAGTGGTAATATAATTACCCGGTCTGCTTGGAGATGGTGCTACCCACTGAAGAGCAATAGGACCAATTCCTTTTGCCAAATAATATCTTGCGCCGGTCGTAGTCTTACCCCAAGATTGTTGATAGACTATAGTAAGAATGTCTAGGTATTTATCGCCGTTGCTCAGAGTGAGCTCAGGCAGCCAGGACTCCCATATCACCGTCTGCGTCCCAGTCTGAAAGGCCGGAGGATTACACGACAGCGGATCCATCTTAGGGCGATTCTGATAGAAGTTTCCTATAGTCGCCCACTCACCCCAACCTATAGGTGGGTTCATCACGACCTTTTTGCGGCCGCCAAATAGTCCACCCTTAGGATAATCGTCTCTCCATTCCATTATACCCTGTCCTGGAGTATATCTCATATACCAAGTATCCTGCCACTGCATGACAGAATTGTACTCTACATACAGCATGTCTTTCTTATCATCTGATAATAAGAAGTATGCAACGATGTCGGACATTGATCCATCAACCGCTTTATATGTGAAAGTGCTGATCTTTCCATATTCGGGTGACGGCCAATAAGATGGAACAAAGTACGTGTTACTCATGTTATGATCTTCATCTTATCTTTAAGAATGATGTACTCTTTAACAAGAGCAGATCTGACAATGTCATCTGCATCAAAATCTATTAACTCAAAAGATCTCATTCTCTTTACCACGTGCATGAAGTCTGTTAGACCATTCTTCTCATGCTCTCTAGTAAAGTCAGTCTGTCTAAAGTCGCCACAGAATATAATCTTACAGTTATGGCCAATACGCGTGATGACAGAGTCTAACTCGTGTAGTGTGGCGTTCTGCATCTCATCGACAATGACTATACAGTCATTCAGCGTAATACCTCTGATGAACGAGGTAGATATAAACTCAATTAAACCCTTACTCTTTAAATACTCATAAGAGTCTCCGCGGCCAAACAACTCAGTACATATAGCATAGTATGGGGCTTCATACACTTTGGTCTTCTCTTTAGTATTACCTGGAAGAAAACCCATGTCTCTAGTTGGAACAACAGTACGAACTATAACTATCTTTTTATAGAGTTCAGAACCGCTTAATATCTGTTTAAGAGAAAGGTACATAGATAAGAAAGATTTACCGGTACCAGCAATCCCATGTAGCATGAGATTCTTTTCGTCTTCAAACGCGTTAAACGTCAATCTTTGATTGTCAGTTAGCGGTTCTATGTTTTTAAGTCTATAGTTTAACTTTTCTTGATAGTTGTCTTTTTGTTGATGATGATCGTTTCCTTGTCTAAGAAGTCTCTTTTCCCTGCGCGTTAATCTTCTTGTTCTTGGTTCGTCTTCCATTACTGCCCTTACTAAAACGTATTCACGGTGCTCCTTGTAAAACCTTTAGAATGCTCTTTCTTAATATTTTTAAGCAAGTCACGGAAACCCGCGTCGGGTTTTGCCATACCTCTGCCAGAAGAGATCAAAGGAGCTCCGTTTACTAGTTGAGTGACATTTGGATTTTCATCCAAATACGTATCAAGTGCGGAGATCGACATGAACTCCTCATACTCTTCACCGGTGTCATTGTTTAGAAACTTGTAAGTAGGCATTTAAACGCTCGTCGAGTCTAGATATGGTTTCTTTATAGAAGTCGCGTCGAGCGGCTTCTTCTTAGCCATGTGAGAATTCTTTCCCATCGTGCCAACGACCATAGGTGCGCCGTTGATGAGAACTTGAACGTGAGGGTACTTCTCGATCTTTGCTTCCATCTCAGAGATCGTCATGAACTCTTCCCACTCTTCTTGTGTCTGTGTGTTAAGTAGTCTGTAAATAGGCATTACTTTTCAAACCAATCTTTGTCGTATTCTTCGTTGTAATCGTCTTCAGCTTCTAGAAGCTCATCGATGTTCTTAGTGCGAAGAGCGTGCTCTACTCTTTTTTCTTTTCTCTTTACGAGATACGCACTCGTCGAATGATTAAACTCTTCATTCTCGCTGAAGTCATTCTTTCTAAATTTCTTCAAAGTCGATTTACTCATTGATTAACCCCGGTAGTCCTTCTTTTACATGTTGAAGTGTGATACCGTTGAACGGCATCTTCTTGTCTTTAATAGCACATAATAGTTTTGCGTCGTTTGGATCTACTCTCTCAAGTAGCTCGATAAACATAGTCTCACGCTTGTTCTGGTTGAGCGTGTCATGAAAGCCTTTAATATAGTAGCGAAGTTTTTCACACTCTTTGATTAGAACGTGTTGCTGGTCTACGAGGTCGTTTGGCTTGTATGGAGGCTCACCGGGAGGAAGAAGCCACTCGACACTTGGATCGAACGCGCCCTGTAGAATAATACGTAAGGGTAAACTATCATTGTGTTTAATCGCGTCGATCTTCTCTTGTGTTCTTTTTAATTTTGACACTTTCTCGAGAAATTCATATAGACTAATTACCATCTAACTCTCCTTAAAATTCACTGATGTATTCAGCTAGGTTCTTTAGCTTGTTGACTATAAAATAATTCATTAGTTTTGAGCGATCTTTACCGACCTGCTCATTGTACTGATTCAATACTTTTTCTTTGATTTCGTTTGGGATGTAACTTAGATCGATAAGTTGTCTATTACGACAGAAGTTGCGATATGTTTTCTCGTCGTAGTCTTTTCCCGGAATACTATTTAATAGCTGCTCCATCTTTTTAGCGGTCATTGGTTTCTGCCTCGTACCGACGACAAAACAGTTATCGTCTGAGAGTACGTTTGGAACACCATCGCCAGCATCACCCTTCATGATATGCTCACTTAAGAACCTATCCGGATCATTATGGCTAATGACTTTCTTTCTGACTGGATCATATTGACTAACATTAGCAAACTTATGAAGCTGTATAAAATCTTTATCTCCTGATAGGATGAGGATCTTCATACCGGTATTTATATTCTGACCAAATTCAGCCACGAGAGTGCCAATAATGTCGTCAGCCTCAGCAGACTCAACGTCTATTACCCTATAAGGAAAGAACTCTTTGAGCTCAGCCCTGATCTTGTTCATGCACTCGAAGATATCTTTCCAGTTTAATTCTGACTCGGCTATGGCTTTCTTACGGTTAGCCTTGTAGTATGGAAACAGCTGCTTGCGCCAGTAGTTGGTGTTGTCACACGCTATTACCAGTTCTCCATACTCTGCTGAGAACTTCTGCTTATACGAGCGTATGGAGTTTAGTACCATATGTCTAACCATCGCCTCTTCCACGTGGGCATTTAGATGGTTACCAAGCTGAACCATAAGATTGGACAGCATCACCTGATTCAAATCGACGATAATCACTTTATTCCTCGCTTTTGTGTTCTTTCAGATCTATAGTTATACTATCTGCTATCTTAAGAGCACCCTCTTCATCCGCATCGTCTAAGAATATATTTTCAGTTATTTTCTGAAACGGATGATATATATCATAGTGTTTACACAACATCGATCGTAGAGCCTCTACGAAGAAAGCCCCGTCCTTGATATCTGTCTCTAGATCTTCTTCGTCTGGATAAAACCCAGCGATGTCCAGATGAGTAAAGATAATTGGAATGATGGTGGCGATGGTCTCTTGAATGTGATAGAGATTCATCTGCTCGACGTTGTGGTCGATCTCATCTATAGAGATCATCCTACTTAGATTCTTATTTTCTTTTGGAAAGAGGATTACATTGTTGCTCATGATTATATTATACCATATTTTCCATTAATTGTAAATTATATTTATAGTCTTTCATAGTTTCTTACGTCGTCTACGACTTTGATATTAGTTACTAGTGCTAGTAGATCTGTGTGAGAGAAGTTTAACTCTGTAGTGTGAAATACATATGCTGGGTGTATAATAAAAGTACCAGCATATGGTCTTATAGCGTGTAACATGTTGTGATTAAGATATCTACTACGCTGTGGTATAGGATCTAAGAGATGGAGACGGTTTCCTGCCATCTTTTGATGTGTTTTTTCACCTTCTTTAGTAAGGCATTCTCCTACTTGCACGAACAGAACTGCTACGTAGTCCACTGATCTATGTGTATGTGGTTTAGAATACTGTAAATGCTTAAACTTTCTTAAATTAGTAATTGCTTCAAACACTATTTTTTCTGGATCAAAGAATCCTTCAGATTTAGCCATCTCTAGCATGCGATCTTTTAGCATCTTCTTAAATAGTTGACAAGAAGGACGAGGATCGGACAATAGATTATAAGAAGTTTCTGGATTTTTACGCATCTCTTTTGGTAGATGCGCCTCAGGGTGAAGAGATTCATACTCTTCGCCAATATCTATTATATCCTTTATAAATTCAGGTGTAACTTCTGCAGCGTATTTTTCGTAAAGAAGATTAGTTTCCCATAGATTTCTAATCATAGTTTTAAGCTCTTTAAATCCTTTACTGTAAACTGCTTTCTCATATACTGAGCCATGGCATGCATTAGGATCTGATGACAGTCTTCAACGACGCCATAGTTATTAGACTTAACATGAACTATATGATCTGCAAGATTTCTTCTTAGAATCTGACCGCCATCAAATCCGACGAACGCGATGGTGGTATACTCTTCATACTTTGCCTGCTCTAGAGCTTTAATGATGTTCGGAGAGCTACCTGAAGAAGTAATAGCAACTACCGTGGCTAGGTCTGACTGGTGATACTCGATCTGCTTAGAGAACACCTGCTCATAACTCATATCGTTAGCGATCGCGGTCATTAGAGCCATGTTGCTTGCTAGATTAGTGACGTTTGGCCAGATGTACGTGTCTTCACCGACGCCCTTAGTATGGTCGCACGACCAGTGTTCTGCGATAGCCGCTGATCCACCGTTACCGATTGTGAGGATTTGTTTTCTTTGTTTAGCGCATTCTACGATGTGGTCTGTTACAGTTTTTAATACGACTTCATCGACCGTATCGAGAGCCTCGTCAATCATCTTCTGATATTCTTTAAACATCAAATAGTCTCCAGAGTAGATCCATGTTTGGCAAACCTGAACTTAAATCTCTCGTGCTGCTTCATAGCTTCATTCACTCTATTCTTGTATTTATCAGGAACATAGACTAGCAAGTATCCACCTCCACCTGCGCCTAGAATCTTTCCACCAAGCGCGCCGTTACGCATGGCTTTGTCATACATCTCATCGATATGCGGATTACTTACGTTATCTGACAACTTCTTCTTTATCTGCCAGCCCTGATCAAGTAGACTTCCAAAGTCATCTATCTTCTTCTTTTGCAGCAGTTTAACAGACGTCTTAGCTAGTTCTACCATAGACTTCGTCTGCTCTATATTGACGTTGTTCTTTAAGTTTTCAACCTGTTTTGTTAAAACAGAAGAAGCTTGTCTGTTTATGCCGGTGTTAAAAGCTAGTAGATTACTATCGAGCTCATACATGGCGCTTGGATCGATATCTACAGGCTTAATTCTAGTCTCATTGCCGTGGAAGTATATCGTATTAAACCCGCCATAAGCAGCCGCATACTGATCCTGCTTGCCGATTGGTTCATTGCATCTTACTATCTCGATGTACGAAGCAAGTTCAGCGAGCTCTTTGTGATCTATGTTCTTGTTGTGTATGATTCTATAGACAGCGTTTATTAGTCCTACAGTAAATGTGGACGAAGACCCTAGTCCCGTTCCTTTGGTGGGAACGTCTGAGAACGACGCTATCTCAATGTTTGATGGGAATTCAAAATGTTTAAGAGTCTCTCTGACCCTGTCGTGTTTAACGTCTTCTAATTTATCGGTCTGCTCTAGTACCGAATAGATGACCCTGATATGATTTGCGACACAGCGATTAACAGCCAGATATATGTAGCTATTAATCGCTGTAGATACGACCATTCCCTCGTTGTTCTCATAGAACTGTGGAATGTCAGAACCTCCTCCAAAGAAGGAGATTCTGAGTGGTGTTTTTGTTACGATCATGTTCTATACGTAAACATCTCTGATGGGGTCTTTCTAGACTCTGCGGTAGGATACTGTTCTCTCAGCTCAAGCATGAGTGACTCCCACTGCGCGCTTATCTTCTTTAGATTGAATCGCGTATCAGCATATGCCTTAACAAACTTCATATAGTTCTGAAGATCAGGGTTATTCACCTCCTGAATAGCCTTGTCAAGGTACTTATAAAACGTCTGTGCGTGCTCTTCTGGCTTCTGACTAAACTGATACATGAACGTCGTACCACCAGAAGTATCAGGAAGCGCGGCTAGGTTTGGATGAACTGCAAGTAGTCCAGCAGACATCGATTCAATTAGTACCCTACAAGACGTCTCAGGCCATACGCACGGGTAGGCAAGAATATGCGCTTTCTGAATATGCTCTTTAAGCTTCTCCTGCGGGGCAAAGCCGTGGTATGTCATATTTGGATGGTTGCGAATTTTGTCGTACAGGGGTTCAAAGTGCTGATCTGCCTCGTCCCAGCCGTAGATCTTAAAACTAGAGAACACGTCAAGATGAACGTTCTTGTGCTTCTGCGCTAGCGCGTCTACTACAGGAATCAACAGTTCTAGACCGCGTTGTGGGGTAGAGAAATAGATCAAATTTACTTTATCTGGATCTTTTGCTACGAGCTCAATAGGTTCGACCGGGGTCTCAATGACCTGAACCTTTGAGTCTAGCGGGATACCGAGTCTATTATTAAACTCCTGAAGCTGCCAGTTAGAGCTGAACACCATCTTATGAAAACGATTTCTGCTGTTTTCTTCTTTAAAGTGCGCGCACTCAGGATCGTGAGCGAGGTCGTGAGCCCAATAGATTCTAATCTTATCTTCTTCTAGATCTCTAATACGAGAAGGCACGATCTGAAATTCTTTTCCTAGCTCTTCAGGAATATACTTACCGATGCTTCTCTTTGTAATCTCAGTGCCGCCGTGAGACTTAGCAGAGATTTCATTTTCTTCAACGAACGCCATTCTTAAACTCCATTTCAATTATAGCAACTGCGGCGGCTAAATCCGACGCGACATGATAAGGTTCACTCATATCTATATATTCTTCTGGTGGATCATACGCGTGTTCGTTACCGACTAGTATTGTCGTCAGCATACACTTGTTTCCTGGAACGATGTCTTTCCATCTATCACCGATCATATAACTACCCTGAGAATTGATCTCATAGATGCGCATGAGTGAGTCGATCATACCCGTGTTTGGCTTATAAAGATTAGTATCTTTCTTAAGCGCGTATAACACGTGATTCACACCTAGTTCTTCTTCAAGATATTCGCAGATAGAGTCAAGCTCTACTATAAACATCTCACCGTCTAATACGCCAGGCTGATTTGTCACTACGAACACAGAAAAGCCCATGTCTTTTAATCGTGTAATCGATTCTTTGACATGTGGATATAGTCTATCTTTAAATTCAGCGAGCGTCCATGGTGAAGTCATTCTGCCGTCTGATCTTAGCACTAGACTATTGATTACACCATCTTTATCTAAAAATACGGCTTTGCACATCTGTTTCTCAGTTCTGTAGTTGAATAGCTGTGGTATCTGTCTAAGAATACTATATCGATATTTCTAATTTTACAGATATCTATGCCAGTTATTGGTTTATTCCTATCAGAATAGTCAGCGCCAATAAACCTCTTTTGAAGATCTAGCAAAGATAATATATTGACTAGATCTTTTTCTGTGTCATATGGGATAATATTATCCACACACTTGAGTGCGCTAAGCTGAACATATCTCTCAAATACAGTCTGAGAGGGCTTGTTCTTTGAGTAGGGTCTATCTACAGTCGGATCAGTATGTAGACCAACATTAAGCCAGTCACAATTATCTCTTGCTTCTGTAAGCATGGCGATGTGACCTACGTGTAGAAGATCAAACGCCCCAAAAGTTATACCTACTATCATGTTTATCTTTCTAGTAGTTATCTATCACCTGTACGTATTCTACAGAATCGACGCGAAACGATCTCCAACCTGCGTTCTGCAGATCCCATACCGCAAGTACGTCTTTATTCTGCGTATGAAAATCTTTCACCTTTGGCGCTTCTGAGTTCGTATAAGACTCAGGAAGCACGTCCGGACGAAGCGAGCATCTCATAGCTCTCTTCTCACCATTCACTTTAGTAAAATAGACCTCACACACGTTTTCAGTGAGATCGTTTAAGAGTACGTCGCGATCATATTTAACAGTCATTTTAAGCTCCAAAATAGTCTTCAACTAGAAGCTTGCGATTGTCTAGTCTCTCTTCGGTGATGCACTTGAACAGCTGCTCATAGCCACCGATATTCATACCATCGATGACGATCACCGGGAAAGTCTTAGCTTCTGGAAACTTTGATAGAAGAATCTCTCGAGTAAAGTCTTCATTAAGCTTGTACTCAAAGAAATCTTTACCGTGTGTGTTTAACAGCTGCTTAGCCTTCACACAGTTAGGACAACCGTCTTTTGAATAGATCTCAATAGCCATTGAAATACGCCTCCCAATACTCTCTAATGGACGTGATCAACTTAGGATCATATCCCTTCGAAGCCATATCATTCTCTACTAAAATTTCTAGATCACTCTTCCACATATATTTCTCCATATTTAGACCTGTATTTATATTATCACACTCGATATCAGATGTCAACAAAAAAATACTTGATTATTCCGATCCCATATATTATAGTTATGAATATCTGAATTACTATAAGAGACCACTTTTTCCAGTGCACGCCCATGATAAACCACAGTAGGTTTCCAACCAGGCTGATATAGATGTTGAGCGGAAAGATATTAAAAGACGTAAGAGCTACGCCGGCGACTAGTGTTACAGTCGCCAGCCATTCTATAACGACAAATATCTTACTTGATCTTTCTGACATAAGATGCCTTCACATTTCCTTTTCGAAGGGTCTCAAATCCATTAATGAAGAGATAGTCTCTCTCAATCATATCGTGGTCGTACATCCAGATATCGTCAAACACATAGACTGACCCTACCGGTGACTTTGGCAAGAAATAATTTAGCTCATCGATCACAGCCTGATTGGTGTGGGGACCGTCATAGAAGACGAACGCGAACTTATCTTCTAACTTCTTTTCTTCGTCATACACTGGAACACCGTCCGGATAGCGAGCAAAAAACTCAGTATCTTCAAGACAGAAGAAAGTAAAGTTAAGTCCTTTAGAGAAACCATAGTAGTATAGAGATGGAATTACTCTATTTCGCATCGTGTTTGTGTAATCAAACTTCGTTGAAAATGAAACATCTTTAGACATCGGATCACCTTCTACCTGATGTTTACCAGGATAGTGAATAGATGCATTGATGTTTGTGATCTCGAGATCGATGTTTCCATATGGATCGATACAGAACATCGATCGGTTAGTATCACCGCTGTGCTCTAAACAGTCCATGACCATTCTGGCCGATCCGCCGCGGCGAGTACCGATCTCAACTACAGCGCCCTCAACACCTTTGATAACAGGAACTGCGTCTACTAGAATCTCATACTCGGTACTGTCAGTATTAAAAACTTCATCAGGATTAAATCTAATCACGGTCATTTTGTTCTCCACTTAGTAAAAATCAACGATCTCGTCAGCTATTCCAAACTTGATTGCTTCTTTTGGTGTTAACCAGACGTCTTCTGCTGGCAGTAAATATTTCTTTATATTAGCTTCTGTCTGACCAGTACAACGCTTATAGTGTTCTACAATCCTTTGACTGGTATTATTGAACTCTTTAACTTGAGCCATTAATTCGTGTTCTTTGCCAATAGAACCCCAAGAAAACTGGTGCGATAAGATCGCAGTGTTTCTTGTAATATATCTATGTCCTTTAGCGCCGGCTATGAACGTCAACAGACCGCACGACGCGATCTCACCTAGTCCATATGTGTATATAGGTATTCTAGAACCCTTCATCGTATCGATGAGTGCGAACGCAGAAGGAACTTCACCGCCAGGAGAATTGATGATCATTTTAATCTGTTTTGGTCTATCTTTTCTCATCAAATTTCTAGCAAGTATATATTTTAAAGCGTCTCCAGTTGAAGAAGCGTCAAACGTAGAATTAAAAAGATAGTAATGAAAGTCTTCGATGTCTGGAATTTCTGATTTTTCTTTTTCTTTGTCTAGACTCACGTATCTTCTCCATTGTCGGGTGAAAAGGGAGGCACGGACATTGCCTCCCTAGTTGTTTATTTCTGAATATGAATGTGGTCGTAATGACCAGGCACTCTCCAGAGAACCGTGTAACCAGCAGCTCTTGCTTCAGCCGCTAGCTGATCAAATCTATGCGCATATTGTGAACTGGCTTCACGCACGCCACGGCCGACATTAATATCGATCGCATTACCGGAGTAGTGCGCCGAATGATGTGCGTGTACGTGATGAACTCCACCAAAAGACGGATGTTCAGATACGCGGAAGCCTCTATGCTGCAGTTCGTATCCGTATGCTACAAGCGAACCTGAAGCATGTCCGAAACCATACTGCTCTTCTTCGTGTTGTTGATAAGCACGTGCTTGTTTTCTTGTGCGAAATTTAACACGTGGACTAACGGACCACTCTTCTCCATTCGATGAAGTGCCACCGAGTAGCTCGGCGAACGGGTTCTCATAAGTCTCTTCTAAGTTTGTTGAATACTGAGTATTCTTGCTGTGACTGACTCTTGCTTCTGCAGTTTCGCTTATCGCGAAAACCATAGTAGCTACAGTCGCAGCTAGGATAATCTTCTTCATATATTTACCTTTCTTTTATGCGTAACCGACTAAGTCACTGCACTTGCATATGTAATCGTGCTGTTCCATGGGATTTAAAGCCGAGAGCATTGGCTACGTTTTGATTTACGTCGAGTGTTCTACCTCTGACGAATGGCCCTCTATCGGTTACGACGGCTGTTACTGTCCTTCCGTTGGCGGGATTGGTAATCAATACCCTAGTACCAAACGGAAGAGTTCTATGAGCTACACCATAGGTGGCTCTCATACCCGAAGCTGTCCGTCCACTTCGGTCATTATACCACGAGGCGTTATGACGCCCAGTGGAATAGATATTTATATGTTTAGAGTGTTTACCTTGACTCACCTGTTCTATCTGAGATCCTCCAAATAGATCATCTACAAATCCGGCCTGAGCGGTATTCCACGTACCAAACACAAGCGCCATTATAAAAATCACGTATTTCATATTATAGCCTTTCAGATATTGGTACTCCTGACAGGACTCGAACCTGTAACCGCGCTGTTATGAGCAGCGAGAACTGACCAATTGTTCTACAGGAGTATTAGATGAAGTTAAAGTTTAACACCACTTTTCTGTTGGTGTAGGTCGGTGAGCTACTAGAATGATACTGATGCCCATTAAAGAAGATTGAAGAGTTTTCTTTTGGTGATACCCTAGTAAACTCTGTGACATTATTTTTTAATACTTCTTGTAGGTAGAAATCAGCCGGCTGACCGTCGTCCGGATTATAAAACTCATTATACAGTATGGTATCACCATCATTGTTGTTAAAATATAGCAGCCCAGTCATATGTCTATCATCCATGTCTACGTGTGGTGGATGAATATGGCCAATAGGATTAATCTGCAGCATAGTCAATCTAATTCTAAGAATAGCGTTGACTTTATATCCGGCGGTATCAGCCAGATGCAGAATACACGCTTCCGCTAAGTTTGTAATTTGAGAATTACTTCTTCCATCAAAGTAAGCTAGGTGATAGAAGCTGTAGCTAAACTTATCCTCATTAGACCTATACGTGGTCTCATTATAAAACCAAGGAAAGTTTCTATCAAATACTTCATTCTTGAATCTGTCAAATAGCTGTCTTGGCAGAGCGTTTTCACGTTGAATCATCATATAACCTATTAATTGACTATTTGCGTATTATACACTACTTCTTTAGAAATGTCAAATGATTCTTTCTCACTTTACACATTATCCAAGAGTTATACCAGTCATCTGACTCTAACACGCTATTTTCGAACTGGTATTTTGCCTCGAAGTATGTCATCTCACCCTTAGAAGAGCAGAACCTTATAATTTCTCTACTAAAATTATGTTTTCCTAGTAGGTTGACGTCTTCATTTAATTTATCGTTAGAGCCGTAGTATTCTTTCCAGTCAGACTCTACCTTGTACCTCTTCTTCTTGCCTTTTATCTGTTTAGTCTTGGCGAAGTAGAAGTTCTTTTTGCCGATATATTTGCGTTTGGTGCGGAGATTTTCTATTATATAGACGAATCCAATAAACTTTTCGGGTATATTCTCCAATACTTTTTCTTCATAAAACCAAGTCATAAGATATCCTAAAATATAAATAAAACGTAGATCGCAGAGCGGGAACTCTCATCTACTCTAACCCTGCATGGAGGATCAGCATATGATTATTTATATTCCATATACCTATCTTATTGGATGGTCAAAATACAATATATGGTATTATGGCGTAAGATACGCCAAAGGATGTCAACCCTCAGATTTATGGACATCTTATTTCACTTCTTCAAAACTTGTTAAAAAGGCTCGATCAGAATATGGCGAGCCTGATATTATCCAAATCCGTAAAACTTTTACAAACGAAAACAACGCCAGAATATGGGAAACTAAAGTTCTTCGAAGATTGAAAGTTGTTTTAAGAGAAGATTTTATAAATCAAACAGATAATATCGCAATTTCCATACAATCTGCTTCAGTTCCAAAACCTGGAACTTCTACCGCCATGATCGGGAATCATAATGCTTCTGGTAACAAAGGCAAAAAACAATCAAAAGATCATATAATAAAAAGGACCAGTAAATTAAAAGGAAGAATTTTCTCTCAAGAAACTATAGAAAAAATGAGATTAGCCAAAATTGGCAAAAAACAATCTATAGAAAGTAATTTAAAAAGATCAAAAGCTCTAACTGGTAAAAAACGTGGCCCTTATAAGAAAAAGGATTAATCCATGACATCCCGAATCTCCTTCGGGATATTTATCACTCATCAAAGTCGAGTTCTTCTTGGTCGATGTCTTCGTAGTAACCTACCAACCCACATATGTTCGAAATAAATTCATGGATGTCTGATATGTCTATACCATCTAGCTCGTCATCGTCTTCTGTGATCTTATTATCTCTAATAAATTCTCTACAGAGATCAAACAGTTCTGCGTCTACCTTCATTTGTTCTTCTCCTTATTAAGATAGTCCGAGCACTGTTCTTCCATGTCGTCAAACTTTCCACAATACGTCTTGATCCAGTCTGTCTTAATCATTTCTTGTGCTTCGTCTACAGTGATGATACCGTCACAGATCTCACGATGCAGTCTATTCTCTAGCTTATCTTTAACGTGGGCGTTCCACGGCTTGGTCTCATAAGACTGCGGCCATAGATTCTTAATATCGTTAGAACCGCCGAGTTCTAGCGAGATGAGATGATCAATCTCAAACTTCTCTCTAGTGCGATCTAGATGATACAAGTCGAAAGCCTGCTGCTTAGTTCTACTCGAAACGTTTCTTACAGATCCAGAATAGCCAGAAAGACAGATGTTCTCTCTAGTTCCTCTTGGATCCGCAACTCCAGGAGTCATCACTGGATTAGGTAGAATAGGCGATACTACTATTGGATCGCCAAAAGCAGTACCACACGATAAGAAAGCAAATAAGACTGCGAATTTAAATCTATTAATCATTCTTTTTCTCTTCTATTAATTGTTTTATATCCACCACCATTTCATTCTCTATAAGGTTGATACAAATCGTTGTTATTTCAATATCTTTTCTTATAAAGAACATCTTTTGATTTAGGATCTCCAGCTGTTCTTTATAATATGCTAGCTCTTTTTCTTTTCTAGCCTTAGTCTCATAGATATCAGTGAGTAGGATTATCTTACTATTCCCTGTCATGTTCCTTTTTCATTTTCCTATAGACAGCAGCGCCATACGCCTCTTCATAGAAGTCTTCTAGGCAGCCTGGATCTTGTATCTTAACTTCTTTAGAAGAGGCGATCTTAATGTCGGACACAGCTGTTCTATACCCTTCTTCGTATCCAGCTTTATAGCCGTTGTTCCAGTCGTCGTTCATATCTCACAACTCCCAGCTGTGCACGCTAGCGTCTGCGCCCCTTCAACTTGATCAGTCAACTCGATTAGAGAGTCCCAGTCGACCGTTGTTGGGATATTTATAATAGCAGCTTCGTATTCTTCTTTAGTGATAGTCTCGTATGGAGCCTGTCTATAAGTGCCGCCGTCGTATGGAAGGAACGACACGCCAGACATCTCCTCAAAGTGATCGTATACCCAAGCGCCGACTCTTGGCCACTCTTCCTCTTTCACGTTGATGGTGACGGAAGGCTTGTGCTCACACCAGTGACGCTGGTACTTCAACCAGAGCTCTAGATGCTTAATGGCGTCTACTTCTTCTCTTACTATTGAGCCTTCTGGTAGTTTCATTGGAAACGAAAAGACAGTAGTAGAGTGAGGCTTAGTAACATCAGGCTCATGAGGAACGCCAGCATCGATAAGATGTTTAGTAAGGGGATCTTTGTTGTCAGACCGTACGCGACGAATATAATAGC